AGTGCATGAACAAGCAAGAAAAGAATATTTAATTACTGGAGAAACCCCAGAATGCACCGATGAGGAGCGATGGAAAATTCCAGACAAGTGGGCATTGATGACAGAAGGAAAAAAGAGAGCATTGAAGTTGTATAACACTGAATCAGAGGCATTTCAAAACATTGGAGACAATGAGTATGTAGAATTTCGTGAGGGCAAAGCTAACAAATGTGAAAACTATTGTCCCGCTAACCAGTTTTGTTCACAGTTTTTGGGCAAATAATGACGAGTCAATATTTAATCACAAGGAGTATATTATGGCTGACAAGTTAACACACAAAGAGGTTTGGGAAACCTTATCTAAAGTAGATTGCTCAGAGCATATCGAAAAGAAGATGAACTTATCCTACTTATCATGGGCTTGGGCTTGGGGAGTGTTGATGGAACACTATGCTGATGCACAGTTTACCTTTCAAGCATTCACCGATTCAGATGAAATCATGCGTGATGCAATGTTTTATCCCGATGGGAGTGCCAGTGTTCATGTCACTGTTTCTATAGGCAATCTTACTAGATCAATGTGGTTGCCTGTTATGGATTACAAGAACAATGCAATTTCTAATCCATCTGCTAGACAGATATCTGATGCCAAAATGAGGTGTCTGGTTAAAGCGATAGCACTGTTTGGTCTTGGACATTATATCTATGCTGGTGAAGATTTGCCCTCACAAGATAAAAAAGAAACAAAAGAAGACAGTGGTTCGGCAGATGCCTTCAATAACGAGAATAAATCACCCACAAGTGACGAGTCTGCCGAATCCAATGACGATGGTTTTGTTAAGTTGGTGGAAGCCTTCTTAGCTGACTGTAATACCATTGAGTCTCTTGAATCCTTCTGGAAAGAAAATGCCAAAGAGTTTAAGAAAATCAAGGAAGGTCAAGAGGATATATACAATGGCTTGCTTGAATCTTTTGCAAAAAGAAAAAGTGAACTAACCAATGAGGAGAAGAAAGATGGCTGATCGAATTAAAGTCGAAGGCGCAGTGTTTGCTAACACTTACAAAAAGCAACCAAAACACCCAGACTTTACTGGGAAAATTGAACTGTCTAAAACCATATTAAAAGCGTTGGTCGAGAGAGCGAAAGCCAACCAAGACCTTTCTATTAGTATGGCTATGTGGGACAGGGTTTCTAAAGATGGAAAGGTTTACAAGTATGTTTCCATAGAACTTCCAGAGATTAAGGAAGAAGAAGTTGATCCTTTTGATGATGAGATTCCATTTTGAGCGCTTTAAGTTTTGAAGCTGTCAAGGTTAGGATAACCCAGAACAAGCAAGGAGTTTATCTGGTGCTTAGTGTCCACCCAGACGAAGTACCAGAGGACTTGCTAAGAAGTTGGGTAGGAACAAGGTATTACTGTGCAATGGTAGGAATACAAGATGATGAGACACCAGCGCCACATAAACCCATAACCAAGAAAAGTCATGGGCAGAAATTTGTTGATAGGGCAGGAATCATGGCAAGAGAAAAGGAGTTTTGGAAATTCTCAGAGGTGGACAACGAGGCAGATGCGTCTGAGTTTATTAGGAACTTCTGTAACATACATTCAAGAAGTGAACTCAAAAATAACGAGTTTGCTCAAATTCTTTTTGAAAACATTAACGATAAATATAATCAATGGTATGAAAAAAATGGCAAACAATAAATACATAGTAGAAATGCAAGTGTCGGTAACAGAATTTTATAAGATAGAATCAGATGTGGCTCTGACTGAACATGAGGCTTTGTTTAGAGCAGTCAGCAGAAACAAACCAGATGAGGTTGATACTGGTACTGGGGAAACCCCTTATGAGGTTATTGTTATAAAAGGCAAACTAGAAAAAGAACCTTCCCTTGACTAAGATTTGGAGAAAGGAAGAATGGGAGAGGGCAGAAGAAAAGATTAATCCACCCTATTATCGTAAGTCCATAGAGGTCACAGACTTCATTGTTGAATACGAAATGGGATTTCTTGAGGGGAACATTGTGAAGTATATTGCGAGATACAAGCATAAGAATGGGTTGGAAGATTTAAAGAAGGCAGAGTGGTATCTGCGTAAACTAATAAAAAAAGAGGAACAAAAAGATGAGTGAAGAACACCAACAATGGATTGCGGTTATAAAATATGGCGATCCGAACACACATGAAGCACTGAAAACATCTATGGGAGTGTTTGAATCAAAAGAACAAGCAGAAGATTGGGCACATAATATATACGAAGGAACTAACTTTATAGTCGATGTGTTGCCTTTAAACGATTTCACAAAAATTAACTGATGGCTAAGGAAACATACGACACACTTAAAGCGTGGGGATTGGACAAGCCTAAGCCAAAAGGCAATAAACAAAAGGCAGAATACTGGGAAAGCATGGCTAAATCTTTAAGAAGGGTTCTTGCAGAGAAAGAGATTTACATAGAGCAACTGGAAGAAAAACTATCTTCAGTACAAGACTATATAAACTATATGGAAAAAACAAACCAGTAAAATGAATCAAATATTGACTGGTCAATATAACGATGAGCAAGGAACTTGACGATAGAAAACAGGACTGGTGGGCATGGCATAGGCTGAACCCTCATGTCTGGAGATTGTTTGAGAAGTACAGTTTCGAGGCAATCAAAAGCGGTAGAGAGAACTACAGTGCATGGGCAGTCATTCAGAGGATTCGTTGGCACACAACGATAGAAACACAAGGTGCAGATTTCAAAATATCAAACGATTACATAGCTTTCTATTCCAGATTGTTCCATGTGAAACATCCAGAATACGATGGCTTTTTTAGAACTAAGAAACTAAAGGGAGAAGATGAGTATTGAAAAAGAAATTATTGGAGATGCCACAATCTATCATGGCGATTGCATGGAAGCATTGGAATCCCTAGAAAACATAGACAGTTGTGTGGCTGATCCGCCTTATGGCTTATCCTTTATGGGCAAGCAATGGGATTATGATGTGCCACAAAAGGAGTTATGGGAAAAAATATATCAATCCATCAAGCAAGGTGGACACCTTCTATCATTCTTTGGCTCACGAACTTATCACAGGGGAGTTATCCCGATTGAAGATGCTGGATTTGAGATACGAGATCAATTGATGTGGCTTTATGGCAGTGGCTTTCCTAAGTCGCATAACATAGGTAAGAAAGTAAAAGAATACGAAGGGTGGGGTACAGCACTCAAGCCAGCTCACGAGCCGATTGTCATGGCGAGGAAACCATTTAAGGGAACTGTGGCTGAGAATGTCCTAGAGCATGGTACTGGTGGGATTAACATAGATGAATGTAGGGTTGGTATCAATCCAGAAGTAGATGATAAAAGGTTGGGTGGTCGAGGTGAGTGGAAGACTGATAAGACTGCAAAAAATGTATATGAAGGTGGTTATGAAGGCAAAAACATATCATCATCTGAACAAGGCAGATTCCCTGCCAATGTCATGCACGATGGTTCTGAGCTGGTGCAAGATGTATTCGGTGATAAGTCGCGCTACTTCTATTGTGCGAAAGCGAGTAAGCAAGATAGAGATGATGGGTTGGATGGCTTCCAAGAAGTTAGAACTGGAGCTATGAGTGCAACAGCAGATGGTTCAATGCTTACTGGAAGTGGTAATTTGAGGGAAACAAAAAGAAAAAACACCCACCCAACAGTCAAGCCAACAGAGTTGATGCAGTATTTATGTCGCCTAGTCACACCGAAAGGTGGTGTTATTCTCGATCCTTTTATGGGCAGTGGCAGCACTGGCAAAGGTGCATTACTGGAAGGGTTTAGGTTTATAGGAATTGAAATGGAGCAAGAGTATTTTGATATTGCTTGTGCCAGATTGGAAGATGTGCAGAAGAATATGCAAGTAAGTTTGTTTGATGAGCATTAAAGTATTAAATGGGGATTGTTCGGAAGTGCTTGATCAACTGCCTGAAAAGTCAGTTGATACTTGTATTACCTCTCCGCCTTACTATGGACTCAGAGATTACGAAAGAGAAGGTCAGATAGGGCTTGAAGAAACGCCAGAAGAATATGTTGATAAAATGGTGGAAGTCTTTAGGAAAGTTAGACGAGTGCTAAAAGACGAGGGAACTGTTTGGTTAAATCTTGGGGACTCTTATGCAAGTAATCACTACACTGGAGCAAGAGATTCCGATACTGGATGGAAACATGGAGAACTCTCTCAAGGACATCAAGCGAGAGCAGGTGGTGCGAGGGGAGTGTTTAAGGTAAAAGACTTGATGGGTATTCCTTGGATGGTTGCCTTTGCTTTAAGAGAAGATGGTTGGTATCTAAGACAAGACATTATATGGCACAAACCTAATCCAATGCCTGAAAGTGTGACTGACCGATGCACCAAAGC